TGGTGGTCCCCGCCGCCCATATGGGTTTCTCCGGAGCGTCGGTAGCCGAACACGACATCACAATCAGGTCCCCGAGCTTGAGGGGGTACTTCTCCATGTCGGAGAGCCGGGTGTCGAGCATGAACTGGAGCTGGAACCCGCTGCGCCCATACGAGAGTTCGCGTTCGAGGAGGTCGTCGTCAGAGAACCTGCGCGGATCAGTGGTACGCCCGACAAGGGTAGGGGAGTCTTCAAGCCGCTTGAGGATGAATGGGGCCAGCCGTTCGCTGCCGTAGTTGGTGAGCTGGTCATCTGACGGATACCGTGCGGGCCATACGCGGACGGCATACCCACGGTCGGGAAGCTGGTTGTACAGGGATTGTTCGGTCTGCGGGGTGCCGAGATACGTGATGATGCCGCCGGGTTTCAGGATGGCGTCAAATTCCCTGACCGCTTCCGAGAGCTTGTCCCGCATGGCCTGCGTGAAGCTGTTGTTCGGAACCTCGACGTCATCGCTGATGATCTCGTCGGCGCGTCCACCCGTGATCTGCGAGAAGATGCCTTTCGACGTGACGCTCGGCGCATGGTCGGCGCGGGCCGGGCCAACGTCGAACGAGAGCTTCGAGCACCGCTGGTCGGCGCGGGGGATGAGGCATTGGAGGATGGGGATTTCGTTGATGAGCCGCAAGCAGAACGTCGTGAAGTTGTCGGCGCGGTCTTTCGATGCGGACAACACCATGAATTTGAGGTTGGGGTTCTGGCGGAG